CAGGCTACGAATTATGCAAACACAGATGAACTGAAAAAAGCAAAAAGCAAGCTCGAGACATTGCTGACAGAGGAGGATGAGGATGATTGATGCCAGATTAAAAGAAGATCCTCAAAAAAAATCGAAAAAGAAAAAAGCCACTGTTTTAGATAAATATGTGATTTTTTCTTTGATTTCCGTGATCATTTTCACAATAACTGCGATAATTTATCAAATTTTGTTTCCAGGAGAGCAGCTGAGCGATTCACTGATTACATGCTTTTATGCTTTGTTTGGAGGAGAGCTCTACATGCTATGCATGATCAAAAAATTAAAGCTAAAAGGAGGAAATTAAAATGACAATAGAATTATTTATATTTCTGTTCACAATTGGGGCGCTTTTGTCTTCTCTACTAACGGAAGCAATTAAAAAGGCGATACCAAACATTTCGTCGAATATACTCGCCCTTTGCAGCGCGGTCCTCGTTGGAGTAATTGGAATGACATTTTACTACATAACCAACGGAATCATCTTTTCAATTTCCAATTTAATATATATAATACTTATGGCCGTATGCATATGGATCGGCTCAATGATTGGCTACGATAAAGTAATACAAACCATAGCTCAGATCAGGAGGTGATCCAATGGCAGCAAGCGCGAAGCAAAGAGCAGAGTTCCTTAATAAGATGGCTCCGATTGCAATCAGGCAGGCAAAGAAGCATGGCGGCAAAATATACGCTTCCGTTTGTCTCGCCCAGGCAATTCATGAGAGCGGCTGGGGAACTTCGAAAAAGATGGCCAAAGCAAATGCCGTCTTTGGAATCAAGGTCGGAAATGCAGCTTACCATTTCGGCTCAGCCTGGGATGGTTCCGCGTACAATACAATTACAACGGAATATTACGACGCAAAGAAGCAGGTGGCCACGAAGATCAATGACTGGTTCCGGGCATACAAAAATCTTGAATGCGCAACCGAGGATTACTTTGACATGCTCTGCCATTGCGCAAGGTATAAAAGAGCGCTCAATCAGCCATCGCCGCAGAAGTGCATCGAAAACATTGTCGCCGGAGGCTACGCAACCGGACCGAATTATGCCAAAGCGATAATGAATATTATTAAAAGTAATGACCTGACCAAATGCGACGAAGGAATCATGCCGCAGGTCAATCCTTACGATTTGAAATCTTCAAATTTAAAGCCAGGATCAAAGGGAACATCCGTCAAATGGCTTCAATGGGAATTAAATCAAAGAGGAGCGAATCTCAAGATTGATGGCGTATATGGAAACCTCACCAAGCTCAGCGTTATCCTTTACCAGAAGGACCACGGACTCATCCAGGACGGAATCTGTGGAATTAAAACCATTACATCAATCAAGAACGATAAAAAATAAGGCAGCAAGGGAAAGACATAAATGAAATTCAAGAAAATAACTCAGAATGCAGATTTATCAATCTCAGACTGGGAGCATCTAATCGATGAGTGGATATTTTCAGAGCGCGACAGATACATCATGAAGCGCCTGCTCCTCGATGATGTAAGCTACGAGACCATCTGTGACGAGGTTGGACTCTCGGTGCGATACACGAAAACGATCGCATCAAAATCTATGAAGATTCTAACAAGTAACATCAAACATCACTAAAATAGCACTTTCACAGCCCTCGGACATCATTGTCCGGGGGCTTCTTTTAATTTATTCTAAATTAATGGAATCCCTAAATATTCAAAATTACATTAGCAGACTAACGAGCTGCGGAATTTCTACGGCAGAAGCAGTCAGAACGGTCTGCTCATTTCTAAAAGAATTTACAGAGAGCGATCTCGAATCTTTTATCGAATCACTGGAAAAGGATATTTTTAAAAATGTGGATTGAATACAACGCAAACCCAGTCGCCAACAGAGTCGAGGATTGTGCCATCAGAGCGGTGGCCGTGGCTCTTGATATATCATGGGATGATGCCTTTGATTTGATCGCGGACAGCGCCAAAGCAATGGGAGTTGTAATGCATTATAATGCGGCTTTTGGAGCTGTACTCCGTAAGCATGGATTTGAAAGACGAATAATTCCAGATACATGCCCGGATTGCTATACAGTAAAGAATTTTTGCAGAGATCATCCCGATGGAGTATATGTCCTTACGACAGGATCACACGCCGTTGCTTGCATAGGCGGAAATTATATTGATTCCTGGGATTGTGGACAGGAGATTCCAATATTTTACTGGGAGGAAGTAAACAATGGCATATAATAACGGACTACCGATCGGTTACGTTCCGCCATTTCCAGGCATAAGTCCTTATGGAGCACCGCAACAAACAATGCAGCCAGCCATGCAGATGCAATCACAGATGATGATGCAGCAATCACAGGAGCAGTCCGGCCCGATATGGGTGCAGGGAGAGGCAGGAGCAAAGAGCTTTCTGGTCGCTCCTGGAAAAACAGTTCCGCTCTGGGACTCAGAAGCACAGGTCATTTACATGAAGACAGCAGACCAATCCGGAATGCCATCGATGAAAATATTAGATTATACGATCAGAGAAGGCAACAACCTGCCACCAAAAGCGCAGGATGCTCCGGAGTACGCAACAAAGGACGAAGTCTCAACGATCAACAAGAACCTTAAGCATGAAATCGATGTAATAAAGGAGAGCCTGGGAATTGAATAAACTATATGAGCAATTAGGACCTCAAAATCCGATGCAGAATTTTATAAAGCAATTCGAAGAATTCAGGAAGAACTTTTCCGGGAACCCGCAGGACCAGATCCAGCAGATGCTTAATTCCGGGAAGATTTCGCAACAGCAATACAACGCTGCCGTGCAAAAGGCAAACATGATTAAAAATTTATTTGGTATGTAGGCTCCGGCCTTCATATAAAAACTATTAACCGACTCATCAAAAGCGATGAGCCGCTGACCGCGAAAAATTATGCGGTAGAAAGGGAACAAGATGGGATTAACAGATGAAAATGGTGTAAGCACCACAATGCTGGTCGGCCCGACATCAGCGCCTTATTCACAGGGCGGATTTGGTAATTCATTCGGTGGTGACGGCTGGTGGATCCTCCTGCTTTTTCTTTTGCTTGGCAATAATGCCTGGGGGAATGGCTTCGGAGGAGGCAACGGAGGAGCAGGCGGACTCTATCCATGGATGAACCAGAGCAATCAGATCAATGACGGATTCAGAGATCAGATGATCAACGGAAATGTTACAGAGATCCGCTCCGGAGTAACAGCCCTTCAGAATCAGCTTTGCAATTGCTGCGGAGATGTACAAATGGCCCTCGCGCAGGGATTCGCTGGCGTTGAGCAGGGAGCAAACGCAAGACAGATGGCCAACATGCAGCAGGCATTCGGTGCGCAGGCAGCGATTACACAGGGCATGAACGACATCGGAATGGGTCTGCAGAATTGCTGCTGTGAGAACAGAGCGAACATCGCTGATCTCAAATACACAGTAGCAACAGAAAACTGCGCTGACCGCGCCGCTTTGTCAGAAGCAGCAAGAGACATCATTGCAGCACAGACCGCAGGATTCCAGTCTATAAAGGATCAGCTCTCACAGGATAAGCTCGATGCCAAAAACGACACCATCAATCAGCTCAGGCAGGAACTTCTTTATTCAAGAGGCCAGGCATCCCAGGATGTCCAGACAGCAGCACTCAGACAGAGCATGCTCGCAAATGACCAGGCTCTTCTTAACGAGCTCCGCTCATGCCCGATTCCAAGCATGCCGGTTTATGGACAGACTCCAATCTTCACATGTAACCAGAATCAGTGCGGCTGCGGATGTAACGCAGGATGCGGATGCGGAATGTAAGGAGGTGCAAAGATGGGAGCCGAGTATTCAGCTAATGCTGCACAGACGGTGCAGCCAGGCGGCAGCGTGATCTTCACAGAATCGCCGGTGCCTTGCAATCGCGGCCTTGTATATCACAGGGATGGCTCCGGGATTTTCCGACTCGCCAATAAATTCTTCAGACAGAACGTTTGCAATTGCTGGAGAAGAAACACCAATTACGAAGTTGCGTTTCATGCGAACATTGCAATCCCAGAAGGAGAGACCGCACCTGCAGAAGGGATCCAGTTATCGGTTGCGATAGACGGAGAAGTGGACCCATCCAGCACAATGATTTCAGATGTGACCGTTGTCGGAGCATATGACAACGTCGGAGCAGACATCATTGTGACGGTGCCATTCTTATGCGGATGCTCCTCGGTTTCGATAAGGAATACCAGCAGCATCCCGGTCCTGGTACAGAACGCAAACATTATATTTGATAATTAAGAAGGGAGAAGAAGGATGCACAAGCTGATTGAATATGTCTGCGACGAGCTCGAGAAGATCGAGACCAAAGCAGACAGCGGCAAATTATCGCTCGCAGAAATTGAGTATGCGGATAAATTAGCACACCTGAAGAAAAATCTCCTCAGATCAGACGAAATCATGGACAAGGGTTACAGCGGAGAGATGCGCAGATATCCCTCATCCTTTCGTGGAGGAAGAGGCTCTTCCAGAGACGGCGGCTCTTCATATGACGACAGAGGAAGAGGATCCAATGCCGAAAGAGACCCAAGAGGTCGTTACTCGACAGGCAGAGGTTATTCCAGGTACATAAGAGATGACTACTCAATGGACACAGAGGAGATCGCAAGCGACCTCCGCAATCTAATGAACGAAGCTCCGAACGACAGAATGAGACAGGAGCTGCAGAGGATCGTGTCCAGAGTTGAACAGATGGACGATTAAAGTTATAATTAAAACAGAAAAGTTGTTTACCATCTCGTAAGAAAAAGCCACCATGCAGCAATTTGCATGGCGGCTTTTTTATTTAAAGTTCACACGGTATTTCACACGAAAAAGACAGAAGCCGCATGAGTGCGGAGATGATGGCAATTACGGATGGGTTCAAGTCCCACCGCCGGCACTTTTTAAAAGAATCCGATGATCTCGCGAAAAATTAAAAAAACCGCGTGGTTATCGGATTTTTAAATGGTAGATAGTTCCAACGAACGGAACATTTTACCATTGAAAAGGTATAAAAAACCATTCGCACTTCACACGAAACTTCACACGAAAGTCGAACGCAAGTCACACGCAAGTCACACGTAAGACCTGCGCATTGACAAAGAAAAAAGGCATGAAATAAATCACGCCTTTTTTTGTCTGCAGACATCCGCAAAATTATCCACAATATAATCGTTTGCCATTTTAAGAAATTTCCTTCTGGAGCTGGCCAAGGTATTATCATAATGCTCTGGAAGGATTTTAGATCCGGGAGACCAGCCGCCAAATTCTTCGATGTACTTCGCAGGAATTCCAAGATCAGAACGGAAGCTCGCTGCGAAATGACGGAGCCCGTGGAAAGTGCAATCAAAATGATTCCGGGCAGCAAGACGAGCAAAACGGTCACTGATTGCTGCAGGAGTAAGATCAAATAAAAAATCGTTCGCATTACCGTTTGAATCAACCGGCAGCAGGTCCATGACAAAAGAAGGGAGCTCGACGGAGCGAATGGAGCTGTCCGTCTTTGGGAACGCTTTAAATTCGTAACCATTAACGCCAAGGACCTTAGCTCCGCGGATATATACCAGATTAAGGTCCCGGGAGATATCAGCAAAGCGCAGCCCGCAGATCTCGCTCCTTCGAAGACCACCAAATGCAGCCAGACAAATAATTGGCTTCATTGTATCACCGCAATCATCTAATAATGCATACACGACATCGCTCTCCGGAGCTTTGACCTTTTTACTATTATTCTGGGGATATCGAATTTTAAACTTTTTATCACAACCGGAATAATCAAGAGCTGACAGAAGGAATCCGATGCGGTTCTTGATGGTTTTAGTTTTGGCATCCAGAGCCATGTCATTAATAAGACGCTGCAGATCGGAAGACTTGAGATCCGCAACCTGCATCTCAAGGATGGGACCAAAGCTCGGAATCATATTATTATATCCGCGAATTGTTGACGGCGACAAAACGCGAGACCGGTCCTCTATATAATTTTGAAGCGCAAGATTCACGGTCGGGCCATTGTAAAGAAGAGCCTCGACATCCTCTCGCCAAGTCCGGGCTTTTAGTTCCGAAAGATTCCGAGCCTTCCTCCAATCACCACCACACTCTGCAGGGGAGACAGTAAAAGATTTCGTTACCAACCTGCCATTTATAACCTTCGATTCCTGAGTTCGCCAGGAGCCGGAAGGAAGCTGCTTAGCTTTTGCCATTTTTTACCTCCGAATCTTTTAAATAATTTGCATAGTTTAAAAGAGCTTTCGCCTGATCTGTTCCAAGCGCCTTATAAATATCGATTAGAGCTGAGAGATTCCTGTCGTTAATAGAGTAGTCAGGAGCAGGAATGCCGCGCAAGGTCCCCAGATCAACATTAAAGAAGTCAGCCAAACGCTCTTCAATTTCAAAATTAGGTTCGCGAGCGCCGACCTCGTACATGCTAATTGTAGAAGACCCAAGCCCCACGGCCTTAGCAAGTTCGCTTTGAGATAAGCCCTCACGTTCCCTCAAATACTTAAGCATATCTTTAAATGAATTCCTATACATGGCCAATGCCCTCCTCGGTTTGATTATAAACACGTTGCGTGATGATGTAAAGAAAAAATATCACAATTTGTAATTGACAAGGACTCACAAACTGTGTAAGCTAAAAAGGAAGTCACATTTTGTGAGCGAACAGGAGGAAAGTAAAATGGAATATGTAATGGAAACATCCAACGTTGCTGAAAAGCTCAGAACGTTGCGAAAAAATAAGAAAATGTCGGTGGCTGCGGTAGCCAGAGAGATCGGGATCAGTGCCTCAGCGCTCTCAATGTATGAAGCAGGATGCAGGATCCCACGCGACAGCATCAAAATCAAGCTATCAAATTACTACGATAAGCCAATTGGCGAGCTTTTTTATGGACAATAAACTCACAGATTGCGAGCGGCAGACTAATGAAAATCGATAAGAATGAATTCCAGGCTTTAATTACATACTACATGAAGAAAAGAGGAATCAAAGGACTCAATGAGCTTAGCGAGCATACTTTGATTTCATACAAGACGCTGCTCAAATATTGGAAGGATCCTGAAAAATTCCCGCTGGGGGAAGTGGGAAGGATCCTGGACAGCTTAAGGATTCCTGCAGAGGAATTCATGTCGAAAGTAATGATCACAAAGATGGGAGGAAACAGAAATGAGGCGGAGGAGGATCTTAAACATTCTATGCACTGCGTTAATCGGGGCAGCAGCCGCCAGCGCAGGAGCAGTCTGCTGGATATGGCCAAAATCGGAGCCAGGTAAAATCACCACGGTCGACTTCGAATATATAAGACTAATCGAACAGAGAGAGAACACAGAGCCTCCGGTCAAAGAGGCAGAGATCGGAAGCATTGAACGGACGCATGACGTCCAGCTCATGACCAGAGAAGACAGAGACCTCATGATGAAAGTCGCGACCGCAGAAGGAGAAGACCAGGGCGAGGATGGGATGTGGCTCATTTTGTCAGTAATAATGAACCGGGTCGAGGATCCTGATTACCCGGACAACATCCACGATGTAATATATCAGCCTTACCAATTTACATCCATATTGGACAAGCGAGCGGAGGAGGCAGAGCCGACAGAGGCATGCGAGATGGCGATGGTCAGAATCGAGGAAGGGGAAATTGCGCCGGAGATAATAGCATTTGATCTTAAAGATGCAGGAATCCTGGAAAACTATTTCGAGCCCGTCTTTGATTACCGGGACCACAGATTTTTTGTAAAAAAATAAGCCCACGGGGATGAGCTTATTCTGGGGGATAGTTTGCAAGGGGTGCAAACATACGTATATATTATGCGCTTTCTAATGCAAAATCATTTTATCACGACTCCCAGAATTACGCAATAAAAATGCGGATTTCAGGCCGCTTTGAAGGAACGATTAAAAGTATAAACTTATTAACATTTTAATCGGTTAATAAAAAAATGACAGGGGAGTCACAAAATGTATATTCATAAGATCCAAAAAGCAGGAGATTATGTTTTGATAAAGAATTACACTCCGGTGGGTGGCGGAGTAGGAAGAAGAAGGAGCAGAGAAAAACCAACGACAGAAGCAAGGAAGAAAATGAATGACAAAAAGAGAGCGGAGAAGATCCAGCTCCTCATCCTGGCAAACTTCGACAAGGGATTCCATATCATCTTAGATTACCCAAAGGATGGAAGGCCGGAGACATATGAGGAAGCAGATCGGAACCTTACTAAATTCCTGCACAAGATGAGCCGGAAATATAAAAAGCAAGGAAAAAAGTTTAAATATCTCGCCACCACCGAAAGAGGCAGAAAAAGAGCAGCGCTCCACCATCACATGATCTGCGAGAGCCTGCCGGGAATAGTTGAAGACATAGCAGCGGTGTGGGGGAATCACCTAAAAATCTTCAAGATGTACGAGGACGGAGCTTACAAAGACCTGGCTAATTACTTCGTGAAGGCGGAGACCAAAGAGGAGCTCAGAGCCGGAAAGAGCCGGTTCCATAGATCCAGGAATCTGATCACACCGCAGGAGAGAAGAGAAAAGAGAGAAGGGACGTTTAAACAGGAGCCAAAAGCGCCGGAAGGATATCGGATCATCGATGGAACTCTGAAAAATGGTTACAACGAAAGAGTCGGTGTCAGGTTCCAGAGCTACCTGCTAAAAAGAGATGGACCAAGGCAGCAGGTGACAGAAAAGACACAAAAAAGTGCTCAAAAAGGGATTAAAAAGTGCACATTTTGGGAATCAGTAAAGAAAATAGGTTCCATTTTTAAGAAGCGAAAAAGGAGCCGGAATGGATGAAAACAGAAATTCACATCACACCAATGAGCAAAAGACCGCAGAAGATCAGAGAAGCAAAATGCGATTACCAAATTATCTGTGTATTCGAAGATGGGAGGCAGGAAGCAAGAGGTGGTTCTGTCTGCATCCAGGATGCCAGCGAAAAGACGGCTGCCCTTATTGCACTAAGGGATGCCCTTAAGAGATTTAAGAAGCCCGCCATGATAAAGATTTACATCCATGAGGACTTCGTCAGAAATATGCTTCAGAATCAGATGCCAAGACGCTGGAAGGCGAACGGATGGCGGAAGATCCGGCAGAACGAAGAGCTTAAGCACAAAGAGCTGTGGCAGGAAATAACAGAGCTGACATCGCAGCATGCGGTTTCAATAGCTAATAGAGAGGAACTCAAAAAATGAGAGGAGAAGAAGCATGAAAAAGAGCGAAAAGACAGAAGACAACGAACTGAAGGTTCAGGGAGCATGCATGTTTTGTGGCCAGACATACATGATGAGCGACACAATCGGCGGAATGACAGAAGACGAGAAGAACGAGGCTGCCACATGTAAGTGCTCATGCAGCGAGGCAAAGAGCTACGTCCGCAAGAAGGAGCGCCGCAAAAAGGTGGACGATTATGTCAAAGAGACTTTTCTGGGAGAGAAGACGCAGGAAATGATCAGGTCGGTCATTGAAGAGGTCGAGCAATATGCAATCGACAAGGCAACGATCAAAACCAGCGACGGATGGACAACAACCATCTATCTCGATAAAGACAGTTATTTAAACATTAAACGAAAGGCGACGAAGTCGGGCAGAGAGCTCAAGGCTTAATGGCCCGCAGCATAATGCAGAGGACAAAAGAATGTTACCTCTGCAGGAAGGCAGCCGAGGCAGCAGGTTATTATGGAGCACTGACAGACAAAGGACTGCAACGGCATCATGTAATCTTTGGGAAGGGATATCGAAATCTCTCGGAAAAATATGGACTCTGGGTTTATTTATGCTACGAGCACCATGAAGGCAGCGGCGGTGTGCACAAGAACAAGGAAATCAATGTCGAGCTAAGGCAGCAGGCAGAGAGAGCATTCCTGAAAGAGCATACCATCGACCAGTGGCGGCGGATATTTACTCGAAATTACTTAGACGAAAACGAAATAAACCGCATGATGACAGAACAAAGAGACAAGCCGAGAGAAGAAAAAGCAGAAAACAAGCCGATTGGAGAAGCCAAAACGCGGAAAAAGTGCATAATGACAGAAGCTCCACCGGAAGGATTCTTTTTTATTGAGTAGGGAGAAAACAAAATGGGGATGGATATCGCAGCAATTATTGAACTTTACGATGCAGCAAAAGACAAAGAAGAGCAGATCAGACTCATGACATCAATGGGATTCGGATCCAGGAATCAGATCCTGCAGGTGCTCCACGCAAATGAAAGAGCGCTGGACTTCAAGATCAAGAAGCCGGGACCAAAGCCAAAAGCAAAGCTGGCATTGGAAGAAAAACCTGCAGAGGCAGCACCGGAAAAGGAACCTGCAGAGGCAGCAGTCGATGAAAAACCGCTAAATGACAAAAGAACAGAGGCTCTTCCGATTCCGTACGATGTAAAGCAGCTCCTTATTGATGAGCTGGAAGGCATTGATGCTTCAATCAGGGAAGTGCAGGAGCTCATCGATGCCAAGAAAATGGAGAAGCAAAGGCTTGAAACGCTATACCAGCACATTGTCGAATGCGTCGGTCGCTAAGGCCGCACAAATATCCTTAAGGGATCCGGGAAAAGGAATTTATCACACAAAAGCCGTGCCCGGGAAAAAGCTCCTGCTTTTAGCAGGAGCAGGAAGGAGGAGTCATGGGGGACCAGAATCGAATTAGTCATGAGTTCAGCGATGGAACGCTGGAAAAGATAATGAATGACCTCGATCATGGGAGAATAAAAGAAAATAAGAGCTGGAGCGCAACACATCCTGCTTATTATGGCACCAAGATCCAGCAGCGGGAGATTCCAAGGAAGCCATGCGAGAGCTGCTCATATTACAGAAGACCGGGAGCAGGGCTCAAGAAAATATGCAAATTTCCATGGGATAATCCCAAAAGATACGATGAGATAATTAAAAAATACCTGCCATGTAAAGGAAAAAACGATGAGAAGAACCGAACGAGAGCTCACTGACGGCGAGATCATAGATGCATTCGACAAGATCGTCGACATAATAATCAATAATTACGAGCAGGAAGTCCCGGAGAGCTTCAGGAAGGAGAGCAGGGCCGCCTGGATCGGGTACAAGATACAGAGAATGCTGCTCGACGAGAAGATCATCGAGACAGGGAAAAAACAAGAACAGCAGAGGCTTAAGGTCTAATTAAAAAACTAATAAAGGAGAATAAAAAATGGAATGGATAATCGCCACATTTGGCATTGTAGCCTGTGCTTTTGGTGCCGGATATCTAATTGGATATAGACATTGTTTTGATTATTTAATGACCGAAGTGAAGAGACAGCAGAAGGAGAAGAGATGACACAGAAGGAGATCGCAGCAATCGCAGTTACAATTGGAATCATTTTATTTTTGATAATGCAGCAGGCCCAGATCGGAGCACTCAGAGCAGCGCTCAAAAGAGAGAAGATTCTCAGAAAAAGCGAGTTCAGGGTAATAAAGAATCACATCTTCAGCTTATTGAAAGATATCAGGGCAGCAGGCATCCCAAGATTCACACCGGGGGACGATGATGGACCAGAGAATTAAAATTGTAATAATTGGCCTGTGCTACCTGCTTATTGTTTGGATGATCATGCCAAAAGACAACAAAAAGCGCTAGATGACAAAAGGAGGATAACATGAGCGGAGGAAGTTATAGCTATATATACAGCGCATTATCAATGGAATGTGAAGGCAGGATGTATGACGCTGAAATGAATGATTTAATTAAGGATTTGTGCGGAGTTTTGCATGACTTGGAGTGGTGGCAAAGTGGTGATATTTCAGAAAGTCGATATAGAAATACACTTGCGGAGTTTAAGGCTAAGTGGTTTAAGGGTGACAGGAAGGAACGCTTGAAAGGCTATATAGATGAGCAGATGGGCATTGTGAGAAGTCAGCTATATTCCTTGATCGGTGAGCCGCAGGAAAGTGAGGACAAGGATGAAAAGGAATGAAAAGACTGAAAGAAATCGCCGCATCTACAAATGCAGAAAAGATGGCTGCACATATCGCATGATTGCGACATGCGCCGGAATAAGCATCTGCAGAGTCCGGCAGATCATCGAAGCAGAGGCCAGAAAAGAAAAAAAGAAATTGGAGAAAAACATAAATGAATAATTCAGATTCAAGAGACAAATTCATGCAGGCCATGTGTAATGCAGCCAATAAGCACAGTGCTGCAGCAAAAGAGAGAATTGAAAAAGAATATGGTTTTATCGCAGGAGTAGATGCGATGCTCTGGAGCATCCAGAATTACTTCCATGCAGAAGCTGAAAAGATGGAAAGAAGCGAGGAAGAGAGCCAGGAGGAAAACAGATGATTAAACAATGCAAAGGATGCTATGCAGCGATAACTGGCTGCCATCCATTAAGCGGAGAACCAAGAGGATGTCAACTCGGTTACGTCACTGACGAAAAAGGACATCCCAAAGAAGACTGCCCGAAACCAAAAACATGGAAAGCATTAACAAAAGAGCTGGAGAAGGGGAAGCATGAAAAGGAATGAAAAGACCGAAAGAAATCGCCACATCTACAAATGCCGGGTCAATGGCGTGACATATCGAAAGATTGCAGAAGTTCACGGAATAAGCATCTGCAGAGTACGGCAAATCATCGAATCAGAGAAAAAGAAGTTCACAACGAGCCAGGAGGGGCAATGAAACGAATATTTTGTGACAGATGTAAAAAAGAAATTATAAATACCCAGTTTATGAATGCATTAAGCAGACGAATGGCAACATATGAGATTATACCTCATTATTCTGGCCCAGGCCAAAAAATAGATCTATGCGATGAATGCCAGACGAAGGTGGACAATTTATTGCATGATTTTTTCGCAAACATGGAGGAGAACAATGAGCAAATAAGGCAGAAATTGAGGATGAAAAATGACACATGAACTAAAGATATTACGTCAATACTACAACGACTCCTTAAGCGGGGGTAAGAGATTTGAGATACGCAAAAATGACCGAGATTATCATGTTGGAGATAAGTTGATTCTTAAGGAATTTGATAACGGCGAATATACAGGACGTAGTATTAACAGATGGATTGTTTATATTCATCATGGCACAGGAGAATTCGGCTTAGAAAAAGGTTATTGCGTATTGGGACTAACGGATGACCCGAATGATAAATACAGACCAACATAAGGCAGAAAGTGAGGAAAAGAAATGAGCAAAGCAAGAAAATGCGATAGATGCGGTGCATTTTTGTGAGCCGTACAAAACAGACACACTCATCATACCAAAGAACTTACTGCAATCTGACGGTTTAGATTTATGCCCGGATTGCATGGACACTTTCAAGAAATGGCTTAACAACGACGTTCAGATGGTTTTATTTAGCGGTTCAGAGAATACGTCAGAATGCCAGGAAGAAAAAGACGAGGGCTGGGAACTCGGCAAGTCATCAGCAAGTTAAAGGAGCAACGAGATGAACAGATGCGAAAGATGCTGCTTTTATGAATATTGCACACGGACAGGACGGACAGAAGAAAAAAGATGCATTTATGGCAATAAAAGAATAGATGAAACAGACGAAAATGAAAGCGAGGACATGCGACCATGTACATAAAAGATCTACAAAGCGGAGAGTTTCATGAGTATGGGAAGAACTGCCATGACAGCCTTATTATTTCCAAGGATGGAAGAACCCTCTCTTATTACAATCTTCAATGTGGAGACGGAAGCAGGTTCGGCGATTTTAGATTTGTAAACAAAAATGGGAACATTCCGTCAGAAGATGATTTTTTTATGGAACTAGGCGATGAAAATTATGCAAATATCGGCGGATTTACAGATGAAACTCAAGGCAAAACCAAACAGGGAGATTACTGGCCAGGGTGGAAGGTAATGGGGTTAGAACTTCCGGAAGTCGGCAAAGATGTGCTTATATGCGATATAGACGGCAGCATCTATCTAACGCATCGCGTCAATATAACAAAGACAAAGTTTGCTTTTTATGACGCATGGGGCGACAAAATCAAGAATATTGTGGCATGGATGCCTTTACCGAAGCCTTACCAGAAGGAGGCACCAGATGACAGAGAGCAATGAACGCTGCGACCGGCAGCAGGCGACCGATAACGGAGTCGAACTGGTCAGGAAAATCAAAGATGCATTACACGAAATAGAGCTAATAGAGAAACCCTTTGCATTATTCATTCATCCAAATGATTATCGGAAAATGAAGGAAGTAGGACTGCCAGAAGAATACCTGAGACAATGCAAGATCATAGAAGCCCCGCGGATGGATCAGGGAAAAGTTTTGCTTGTAAAACGAAAGGAGATGGAGGCATGGTTTCTGGAAACAGACAAATGAGCATATTTGATTTCATAGAAGGGCAGGAAAAGCCCGAAAAGACAAAAGAAGAGGCAATTAAACCGCTTATCGATTCCAGGTCGCTCACCTGCTACAAGACCATCTGCCCTTATTGCAAATTTGAGAATCCGGACAGTCCGGAAAACCACAACAAGAGCCATGGCCAGAACATTCATCTCCAATATTGGCAATCACCGCTGGATTTTTGCCCGAATTGCGGCAAAAAGTATGACCGGGACCATCCTAAGATCGTGATGAGCAAGGATTACGCGGAATGCGAAAAATTAGGATTAAAAGGAGCTGTCCGGAAAAACGCAAAGGGGCAATGGGAGGAATCGCCTCTAAACCGCATGATGACAAAAGAAAGAGGTTATTAAAAAGATAAAAATGCGATAAAGACAGAACAAAAGAGCTTTCAAAGAGCTAGAAATGCGATAATGACAAAAGGGGGAGAGCTATGGGCAATGCAAAAATGTTCTTAAAAGACATTCGAAACGAAACAATCGAGCTCAGAGAGATGCAGGAGAGGCATGCCTGGCTCTGGGGCGAAATTCTGCCAAAGGGTATGAAGCTAAAAGAAATACAAGTCCAGACATCAATCGAGCCGGACAAGCTCGGGGACAATAGAGCAGAAGCAATCGATCTCGAGAAAACAATCGAAGACAAGATGCAAAAATTAGTAAAAAAGCACATAAAAGCCGAAAGGCTCATAAATCAGCTTGATGATTCAAGGCAGAGGCTGGTGCTCGAACTGTATTATTTGAGCATCGACAGGAAGACCTGGAGCGACGTCGGCAAAGCGATGGGTTATGCAGAGTCAAGGATTTATGACATTCACAGATCGGCGCTGGCCGAAATGAACAAAATTATGAACGGAGAAAAGAGAACAGATGGCAAAGCTGATCGTTGACCTTCCAAAATCATGGATTAAAGACATGAAAGATCACAAATACCCATCAGTTGAACGGTATATGAAGACATGTGAAAAGATCGCAAAAGGCGTCGAATTTCCTGACAATTTGGATGAAATATGCAAATATAAAGGAACCGGATGCCGGGGCTGCAATTTCAGGACCATATGCTGGGATAAAACATCGGAGTAAATCGGAGTATTACCGGTGTTAAAATAGTATTGGTGAAGATTGAGAAATCGGATCCTCTTATCGGAGCAGGAGAGTCAGCAGGATGCTGGCTCTTTTGCTTTAAGGAGGAAATAAATGGCTGTTATGTATATATGCGACAAAATGAAATATTGCAACATTTCAGATCTATGCGGAGCAGAATGCAGACATACCGCAGACAAAACACATGCGCTTTATAGAGAGCATAAGCACTTTGTAAAAAAGGGCGACAACTCCTGGGAGCAGGATCCGGAAGAGGAAACGAAAGATGGAGAAGAAATGGAATGACGGCTGGCCAAAATATCCGGGATGGTATAGATGCCTCGTGGACGGCGAAGTCGAAATGAACCTTAAATTTTACCGGTGCCAGGTGGCTAACAAGCCTCACTGGGTAGACAATAACGGCGACTATATAGAAACGCAGTACAAAGTCAAATGGATGGAGAATTAAAAAAAGCGGATCCCTTTTACAATTCCGAGAGATGGCAACACTTGAGGATGGCCATCCTTAAAAGGGACAGATTCATGTGCCAGGATTCCAAGAGATACGGACAGATGGTTCCAGCGGAAATGGTGCATCACATATTCCCTCGCGAGATCTTCCCGGAATACCAATGGGAGCCGTGGAACCTCATAAGCCTGAGCAATAAAGCGCACGAACAGATGCACTTTAGGACCACCAAGGAACTGACCAAGAAGGGAATGGAATGGCTGATCAGAACCGCAAGGAAGCAAGGCATCAGCCTCGACAATATAGATGCAGCTTTAAAGCAGCAGGAACGAGAGACCAAAAGAGTCCTGGTCATAGGGCTTAGAGGAACCGGCAAAACAACTTACTGCAGGGAGCACATGGGCGACGATTGCCTCGCGTACGACTTAGATGCCATCGCTTCATCATTCAGGCTAAAGAGAGAACATGAGGAAGTATTTGATCCCGCAAGATTCATCGCCAACGATTACCTCTTTGAATTCATAAAGAAGTGCGAAGAGTACAAAATAAAAAAGATATTTATCATCAGAGCAGCGCCAAAGCTCGAAGAGCTGGAGAGAATAAGACCAGACCAGGTGGTGCATTGCCACACAAGGCACGTGCAAAGACCAATGAAGAACGAGCTCGAAGCAAGGATGAGGATTGATGAGATCTTGAAGTGGTGCGAGGAGAAGGAAGTGGAAGTCCTCCGGCCACAGCGACGAGAGATCCCCCCCGGGTCCGGGTAAAGAAATCGCTCTCTGGAGACCGGGGCGAGGGAGCCTTTTATATATACGAGCGATTTTTAATCAAAAGGGGTCCAGCCGAGAAAAAAGGCTCGAAACCCGCGCCGAATCTAGAAGCAATTAATTTCAAGTGTTATGGTCATTTTCTTATGATTAATTGCTTAATTCCAAAAGTGGCGAATTTTGGGTCTAAAAAATTAGACTCTAAATTATAAATTTTTAAACCGATAAGAGGAAACACCATGGAACTGAAAATCGAATACGTTACCCTGGACAGCCTGCGTCCATATGAAAAGAACGCAAGGTCTCATGGGAAAGATGATCTGAAAGCAATCATCGCATCAATTCAGGACTTCGGATTTAATGATCCGATCGGAGTCTGGCACGATATAATCGTGGAAGGCCACGGAAGATGGCTCGCAGCAAAAGAGCTGAAAATGGAGCAGGTCCCCGTGATAAGGCTCGATGAACTTAGCGATGAGCAGCGCAAGGCTTATGCGCTGGCCCATAATAAAACCGCTGAGCTTTCCGGCTGGGACTTCGACGTTTTAGCTGCAGAATTAAAAGACATTTCCGAATTTGACATGTCGCAGTTCGGATTTGACATGGCAGCAGTCGGAGAAGAAGATGCGGAAGTGGAAGACGACAACTTCTTGGAAGAGCTCCCAAAGCAAGCAACCACGCGCCTTGGCGATATTTTCAAATTGGGGGGGCACTACCTCATCTGCGGAGATTCAACAGATCCGGAGACAATAAAGAAGCTCATGCAAGGGCAGCAGGTGGACCTTTTACTGACAGACCCGCCTTACAACGTGGATTATGTCGGAAAGACAAAAGATGCGCTCAAGATAGAGAACGACAAGAAAACAGACAGCGACTTCCACAAGCTATTAGTGGATGCATTCAAGGCAGCAGACCAGGTCATGAAACCGGGAGCTGCCTTTTATATTTGGCATGCTCCCACCGAAGGTTTTAACTTCATAGGAGCCTGCAGGGAGATCGGCTGGCAGGTAAGACAATGTCTTATCTGGAATAAAAACACATTCGTATTAGGGCGGCAGGACTACCAATGGAAGCATGAGCCGTGTCTTTACGGATGGAAGGATGGAGCAGCGCATTATTTTGTTGACGACAGGACCCAGTCAACAGTCTTTGAAGACAAAGGGCATGACATCGATCACATGAAAAAAGAGGAGATGAAAGCTCTCCTGAAGGATCTATTTGAGGACAAAATCTCAACGACAGTGATCGAGGAAGACAAACCTGCAAGAAGCGCAGAGCATCCAACAATGAAACCCATTAAGCTCTTAGCAAGGCAGATCAAGAACAGCTCGAAAAAGGGAGAAAATGTCCTGGACATATTCGGTGGATCAGGGAGCACTTTAATCACCTGCGAGCAGCTAGGTCGCAATGCTTATACAGTAGAGCTTGATCCGAAATATTGCGATGTAATAATCAAGCGATGGGAAGATTTTACTGGGCAGCAGGCGGTTAAAATAAATGACGAAATCGAAATGGAAAAACAAAATTAAAAAAGCCTGCATCGAGGCTGGCACTTATCAGAAATACTTCGACAGTATAATCGACACCCTCGCCGGAATACTTGAGATCAGAGACAAAGCACAGGAGAAATTCGAGCTCTCAGGAGGAAATCCGGTCGTGATGCACACGAACAAAGGTGGGGCAACGAACATGACAAAGAACCCGGCACTCGTAGCAATAATGGACTGCAACTCGCAAGCCCTCGCTTATTGGCGGGATTTAGGGCTTACACCGGCAGGACTTAAGAGGCTGGGCGACAAGGGACTTATTAACAAGGACAATGACGGAGGACTCGCTGATGCGCTCGCTGAATTAGGCATATGAAGGCTAAGCACTACTTTAATCGTGCAATTGAATATGCGAAGAGAGTAATCTCCGGAGAGCAGATCGCAGGCGACGACATTATAAATGCCTGTAAAAGGTTCCAGGAAGATCTTAAAAGGGACGACTTAGAGATCAGAACGACGGAAGCGGATGCGGCCTGCTCGATCATGGAAGGCTTATTTGTTCACAGAAAAGGAGAAGCAATCGACGGAACGCCTCTTCTTGGAAAGCCGTTCATTTTGGAGGACTGGGAGATTTTTATTATATACAATCTCTTAGCCATTTATTACAAAGGGACCAATGAAAGACGATTCAAAGAAGCCTTTATTATGCTGGCCAGAAAAAATGGAAAGACCAGCTTCATCGCGGCGCTTTCATTTGCGGTGTCAATCATTCAAAGGAAATCCGGCTCGACGGTTTACGTCGTAGCTGCAGCTTTAAAGCAGGCATTAGAGAGCTTTAAATTTATAGATTTTTCGCTTAAATACAAAAAGATAGACAAGGACTTTGAGATCCATGACAACAGCTTTGAGCATTCCATCAAGTATGAATTCAAGAAAAATGGAAGACCGGATGGAACGATCGAGATCCAGATCATGGCATCGAATCCGGATGCACAGGATTCATTTAACTGTAACTTTGCAATATTGGATGAGGTCGCAGCTTTCAAAAAGGCGGCTCAGTATAACAGATTCAAGGAAGCACAGGCAGCTTACACCAACCGCTTGTGCATAGGAATCACAACAGCAGGCGACAACATTAATTCGTTCGGACATGGCCGAATGGAATATGCAGTCAAGGTCGCCTCCGGAGTTGTAAAAGACGATTCATTTTTTAGTTTCGTGGCCAGAGCTGACCAGGACGATAAAGGAAATGTCGATTACACAAGTGCAATCCAGCACCAGAAGGCAAATCCAAATTATGGCGTCACAATAAGACCGCAGGACATCATGCAGGATGCGCTGCAGGCACAGAACGATCCGCAGCAGAGAAAAGACTTCCTCTCCAGAAGGCTGAACATTTACACAGCAGCCATGAAAGCCTGGTTCAATATCGAGGAATTCAGGGCGTCTGACAAAAAATACAATTGGACCCTGGAAGAGCTCTCAAAACTTCCGGTCAAATGGTATGGCGGCGCGGACCTTTCCAGAATGTACGATTTGACAGCAGCGGCCCTCTTTGGGACATACAAGAACGTTGACATCATAATCACGCACGGATTCTGCCCGGTAACAATGGCAGTCCAGAAATCAGAAGAAGACAACATCCCCTTATTCGGATGGCAGGAAGACGGCTGGCTTACTATGTGCAATACACCGACGGTCAATATTTCGGACATAGTAAACTGGTTTATTCAGATGCGGAAGATGGGATTTAAGATCCGGCAGGTCGGACACGACAGAAAGTTCGCTGGCGAAGAGTACTTCCCTGCGATGAAAAAAGCCGGATTTAATATTATAGACCAACCGCAATATTACTACCTTAAGTCGCAAGGCTTCAGACATATCGAAAAAGCAGCCAAGGACGGCAATTTATATTATCTGCATTCAGACGCTTATGAGTACTGCGTTACTAACGTGGCAGCAGTAGAAAAGACAGACGATGCGGTCCAGTACGAGAAGGTGGAGGACACGATGAGAATTGATTTATTTGATGCTTCCGTCTTTGCATGCGTAAGGGCAGCAGAAGATGCAGCAAAGAGCAACGCAGGACAGTCATGGTGGGGCGAAAGTAAATGAGCAAAAAAAGAAAAAATAAGACAATCACGCAGAAAAGAGAAAAAATAAATCCAATAGCTTTATGGATGAGCAGCGACGATGATCTCGCCTGCTCAGGATATACAAGCCTGGCTGACAATCCGGAAATCATGACGGCCTGCCACAAGATTGCTGAGCTGGTCGGTTCCCTTACGATTCATTTAATGGCAAATACCGAAAAAGGGGATCAGAGAGTGATCAATGCGCTCAGCCGGAAGATTGACATCGAGCCGGAAATGCACATGACAAGAAGCACATGGATGCAGGCAATCGTCATGAACCTTTTACTTTACGGAAAAGGCAACTCCGTGGTGGTCCCGCATACATACGAAGGCAACATCGTGAACCTCGAACCCATATCGGCGTCAAGGGTAAGTTTTAATCCGATAGGATATCGGGATTACACAGTGGAAATCGATGGCAAAGGAAGAGATCCGGAGAACGTTCTGCATTTCGTATTCAATCCCGACAAGACATATCTCTGGAAGGGAAAGGGACTCACGGTTTCATTAAAAGACGTGGCTGACAATTTGAAGCAGGCAGCAGCCACCGAAAAAGGCTTCATGGAAAGCAAATGGAAGCCGTCGATCATTGTAAAAGTTGATGCATTAACGGAGGAGTTCGCATCTCCCGAGGGAAGAGAAAAGCTCTTACAATCATATGTCAGCTCGAACCGAGTAGGAGAACCGTGGCTCATCCCCGCTGACCAGTTCCAGGTGGAGCAGGTAAGGCCGTTAAGTCTTGCGGACCTTGCAATCGCCGACACCGTGGAGCTCGACAAAAGGACGGTCGCTTCCATTATCGGCGTGCCGCCTTTCCTTTTAGGAGTCGGAGATTATAACAAGGATGCATGGAATTCTTTTATAAATAACACGATCAAGCCGCTCTGCGTAGCAATTCAGCAGGAAATGACGAAAAAGCTCATCATTAGCGAAAAAATGTATTTAAAATTCAACGTTTTGTCGCTCCTTGATTGGGACCTTGACACGATATACAGAGTATTCGGAGGATTATCCGACAAGGGAATCGTCACGGCAAACGAAGTCAGAGACCGAATCGGAATGAATCACTTAGACGGCCTCGATGAGCTGAGGATCTTGGAAAATTACATTCCTGCAGACAGGATCGGAGACCAGGGAAAACTTAACGGAGGAAATAAAGATGAATGATCTAAAAGACAGAACCGGCAGATTGATGCGCAGCATTCCTGCAGAGTTTAAGACGAGGGAAGACAGCGGTGCCCTTAAGATTGAGGGTTACTTTGCTGTATTTGATAGCATTTATGAGATTGCACCAGGGCTTTCAGAGTCAATTGCTCCCGGGGCATTCGATAAGACACTATCAGGAGACATCAGGGCATTAATAAATCACGATACGACGCTGGTCCTTGGACGGACCAAAGCGAACACCCTGCAGCTTAAGACCGACGCGCATGGATTATGGGGAAGCATCGACATCAATCCGAAAGATTCCGATGCAATGAACCTTTACAATCGCGTGCAGCGCGGAGATGTAGACCAGTGCTCCTTTGGTTTTGATATCGTCTCAGAGGAAACCGACTTCCGGGAAGACGGATCAATTCACTGGACCATCAAAGAGGTTGTGCTTTACGAAGTAAGTCCTTGCACCTTCCCTGCATACGAGGAGACAAACATCGCAGCCAGACAAAAGCAGGCCGACGAGATCAAAAAGAGAAAAGCGGATGCCTGGAAGGAAACGATGCTCAGTAAGCTGAAAGGAGAATCAAAATGAAAGTATTCTGGTTAAGACAGAAGATCGAGAAGCTCAAAAAGGAACTGGAAGTCTTGAGATCAAAAGACGAAGAGTTCCAGAAGAGAGAAGAAGAGCTCAAAGGTGCTATCGAGGACGCGGCAGCAGCTGAAGGAGAAGACGCAGCTGAGAAGCAGAAGATCGTCGATGAAGCAGTCGAGAAATTCGATGCGGACAAAAAAGAGCATGAGGATGCCAAGAACAAGCTCGAAGACGAGATCAATGGCATGGAAGAAGAGCTCAAGAAGGAAGAAGAAGCTCAGGACACCACACCTGCAGCACCGGCACCTGCACCAGAAGGAAACGACGAGAACAGAGGAGGAATCAACATCATGTCAAAAAGAGCAAAGATGTTCACAGAAAAAATCAGAAGCGCACTCTTCAATGAGAGAGGCGAGGCAATCAATGAGCAGGTCAAGACCTGGCTCGGAGAAGTAAGATCCTGCATCAAGGAAAAAAGAGAGCTTTCCAACGTTGGCCTTACAATTCCCGAAGTATTTATCGGGGTCTTGAAGGAAAACATGATCGACTACTCAAAGCTCTATAAGTATTTGGGAGTCGTAACACTTGGCGGCAACGGAAGACTTCTCGTCCAGGGCGGAATCACAGAAGCAGTCTGGACAGAATGCTGCGCAGCAATCAACGAGCTCGCTCTTGCATTCAACCAGGTAGAGGTTAACTGCTTTAAGATCGCGGGATTTTACCAGGTATGCAACGCAACTCTTGAAGATTCCGACATCGATCTGTCAGCAACTATCATCGAAGCAATCGGACAGAGTATCGGTCTTGGAGTAGACAAGGCTGTCCTTTACGGAAGAAATTCCAACAAGACACAGAAGATGCCGCTCGGTATAGTTTCAAGACTTGCGCAGACATCAGAGCCTGCAGATTATCCACCAACAGCAAGACCATGGGAAGACCTGCACACAAAGAACATCATCTCTCTCCCTGCAGGACTTACCGGCGCCGGCCTTTTCAAACAGATCGTGCTCGCATCAGGAGCCATGAAAAATGAGTATGCAAGAGGACCAAAGGTCTGGATCATGAACGAGACAACACACACCAAGCTCATGGCCGAGACCGTAGTCACAACAGCAGACGGTCAGTTTGTATCAAGCGCTCAGTCAGTAATGCCTGCAGTGGGCGGAAATATTGAAGTTTTGAACTTCATCCCGGACAACACAATCATCGCCGGATATTTCGACCTTTATCTTCTCGCAGAAAGAGCAGGAAAGAAGTTTGCTCAGTCAGAGCACGTGAAATTCCTGGACGATGCAACTGTCTTCAAGGGCACAGCTCGTTATGATGGCCAGCCGGTAATTGCAGAGGCCTTCATTGCAATCGGTCTCGAAGGCACAACACCGGATGCAACAATGGCATTTGCACCCGATAAGGCCAACATCGTGACCGCAATCTTCCTTTCAGAGACTGCAGAGGTTGAGGTTGATGAGAGCATCGAGCTCAAGGCAACAACTTATCCTATCGAAGGACCAATCACATGGACATCCAGCGACTCAACAAAGGCAACCGTTGATGCAAACGGCAAAGTTACAGGAGTAGCATCCGGAACAGCAATCATCACTGCAGTGAGCGGTTCTGCAAGCGCAAGCTGCACCGTTACCGTTGAAGCATGATAGTCAATAAATATTTTATCGACAAGACGGACAAATCTGAGTACAACCCCGGGGATGTATATCCCCGGGAAGGACTCACGGCAACAGAAGCCAGGATTGCAGACCTGACAGCCAAGGGTTACATTTCAGAGAGTCCGGCAAAAGAGCAGGACGACTTAGTCGACCAGCTCCCAGATTTTGATGAAGGACCAAAGCCTTCAAAAAAATCAAAATCGCGAAAAAATAAGGAGTAAACCAATGACATCCGAACAGATCGCCGCAATTCTAACCAGATTAAAGACAGACATCGGAATCAAGAACACAACAGCTTACGATGAGAGGCTGGGGCAGATTATCGAAAGCTCATACCAGAGCATCATCGAAGAAGGAGCAAAGACACTTGATCCTGATAAGGAAAGAGACATCGAGCTCATCGTGATGTATTCGAACTGGGTCTGGAACGGCAGAAGGACCGGCGACGAAATGCACAGGATGCTCAGATGGAACCTTAACAATCGAATCTTTAGCGAAAAGGCGAGAAATTAATGGCTGAAAGCGTTATAAAACTCATTAAGCAGCAATTTAATAAAAACGAGTATGGCGTGCCGGTTCCGACACCTGATTACACAGAAATATTCTGTGATGTCCAGGACGTGACCAGGTCCGAATTTTACGGATCAGGACGGAGCGGATTAAACGAATCATTTATGGCCAGGATCTTCTCTGCAGAATATAGCGGGGAAACGGTGGTCGAGTATGAAGGCGAAACTTATTCGATTTATAGGAAATATGAGATCCCAGGCACCGATTACACGGAGCTCTACTTTGAACGCAAAGGTGGAACAAATGGCAAGAAAGAAAATAACGGTTGATAATCTCGGAGATGAAATCGGAAAGATTCTCGAAGAGTACGCAGGAGAAGTGGACAAAAACCTCGATGAAGTAACAAAGAAGATCGGGAGAAAAGGCGCTCTGGCTCTAAAGAACGACTCTCTCTCAAAATTCCCAGATTCCAAGAAGCACAAAAAACGTTACGGATCCACATGGACATCAAAAGCAGAAAAGAAAAGGTTATACACAAAGGCTACGATTTACAATTCGCAGCCGGGACTTCCGCATCTGCTCGAACACGGACATGCATCCAGGAACGGAGGAAGAGTCCAGGGAACCCCGCACATTTCGCCAGTGGAAGAAAAGCTGGTTCGAGAATTTGAAAGTGAGGTCGTATCAAAGCTATGACAATCCAAAAGATAAACGAGATGGTCGCCAAGATCGGCCTGCCATTTAATTATTACGAATTCCCGGAAGGGACATCTCAAGCGCCGCCTTACGTTGTATGGTTTCTTTCAGGCGACGATGACGTTCATGCAGACAACACAAATTACTGCGACATTGAGCAGCTTAATATTGAGCTTTATACTTCAGAAAAAGATTTCGATTTGGAAGCGCAGGTCGAAAGAGTATTAAAAGAATACGGCCTGTCATATCATAAGGAATCAGCCCGCATCGATTCCGAAAGAATGCAGCAAACATCATGGGAAATGGAGGTTATCATAAATGAAAGTTAAGTATGGACTTAAAAATGTACATTATGCAGTAGCCACCATTGATGAGATCAACAACACCGCCACATATGGACCCGTGAAGCCATGGCCCGGTGCAGTAGATCTCTCGATGGACCCACAGGGTGGAACAAATGTCTTCAGGGCAGATAATATCGATTACTGGATCGGCCAGTCTAACACCGGTTACCAGGGCGACCTTGAGACCGCTCTCGTTCCTGACGATTTCAAAAAAGATGTACTCGGCGAAATAGAAGATTCAAATGGCGTGCTGGTAGAGAATACCGGAGCAAAAACAAAATATTTTGCGCTCCTGTTCCAGTTCGAGCACGACGACAAGGCAGCAAGACATGTGCTTTATAAATGCTCAGCCACAAGACCTGCGGTGGAAGGAAAAACCACAGAAGAAGAGATCGAGCCAAGCACAGAGACAGTGACGATCACAGCAGGAGCAATTCACAATGATGCGCTCAACATTGATACACCAAAAGCAAGAGCTCTCCAGGGCGATCCTCCATACAACACATGGTTTGATGCAGTATATCAGTCAACGGCCCCGGCAACATACGTCACGGTTTCATTTGCTACCGATGGAGGAAGCGAGATCCCATCGCAGCAGATAAGATCCGGAGGAAAGGCGACAAGACCTGCAGATCCGACAAAGACCGGTTACACCTTCCAGGGATGGTTTGAGGAAGATACATTCCTTACAGCATTTGATTTCACGCAGGCCATCACAGAAAACACAACCGTCTATGCAAAGTTTGAGGAAGACACACCTTAACTGATAGGAGGATAAGAGGATGTATAAAGAAATCTCAATCGGGAAAAAGACACCACGAAAGCTGGCGCTGCTCGCTAACGGAGCAACGCCAGTTTTTTATAAGCAAATATTTAATCGCGACCTTCTGCAGTATTTGACAGAAGATGGAAGCGAAAACGGAAGCATGGAGATCGCAAGCGATAAGATACCGGAGCTTGCTTATATCATGGCAAAGCAGGCTGAAAAAGCCGACATGCAAAAGTTATCTTTTGAAGACTATATGCAATGGCTCGAAGGATTCGAAGCCTTAGATCTTACTATGAACGCGGCAGCAATCGCAAATGTCTACATCAGCGACAGCATCCCGTCCGTTACGCCCAAAAAAAAAGGAAGCGAAAAACAGAAAGAAAAATAACAACGGCAATGTATATGCTTAGATGCTTCCAGTGCGGCATTAGAATGGCCGACCTGGAAGCGCTCAGCATTGGGATGGTTTTCGATATTTTTACAGAGAGCGACAATGACAGCTTTGATTATAAGCCGCTGGCAAATCAAAGCGATTTTGATAAATTCTAAAAAAGAGGTCACTAATGGGAGCACAGAGAATCAAGGGAATCACAATCGAGATCGGTGGAGACACTACCAAGCTGGTCAGCGCACTTGCGGAAGTTGACAAAGCAAGCGCAGAGACAAAGGCAAACCTTAGTGACATTAACAAGGCATTAAAGCTGGATCCTGCAAACGTAAATCTTTTAAAAAGCAAGCAGGATGAACTTAACAATTCAATTGCAGAAGCACGTGCCAGATTGGAGACAGAGCAGCAGGCTCTCGTGGAACTAGGCAAACAGGACGGCTTTGATGAAAACTCAAAACAGGCTAAAGATCTCAAAACACAGATAGAACTTGACAAGGTCGCGCTTGAGCAGGCTCAAAAAGCACTAAAGGATTTCGGAAACGTAGGCTCTCAGCATCTTGAAGGACTCGGAAAAAAGATCCAGGAAGTCGGGAAGAAATTCGAAGACATAGGAACGAAGATCTCCGGAGTCGGGCAGGACTTAACGACAAAGCTCACGGTCCCGATCGTAACCGGGCTCGGTGGCGCGGTTAAGATAACTGCAGACTTTGACGCTCAGATGTCCAAGGTTAAAGCAATATCCGGAGCAACCGGCGATGAATTCGACCAGCTGAGAGACAAGGCCAGAGAAATGGGAGCAAATACCAAATACTCTGCAACAGAAGCTGGCGAGGCTTTCGAGTATATGGGCATGGCCGGATGGAAGACAGAAGACATGCTCGAAGGTATATCCGGAATCATGAACCTTGCTGCAGCATCCGGAGAAGAGCTCGGGACCACCTCTGACATTGTAACCGATGCATTAACGGCATTTGGAATGACAGCGGAGGAATCCGGAAGATTTGCTGACATTTTGGCGGCAGCAGCTACAAATGCCAACACGAACGTGGCCATGATGGGCGAGTCGTTCAAGTACGTCGCACCGGTGGCAGGTGCGCTGGGCTATTCAGCAGAGGACGTTGCTGTCGCATTGGGACTTATGGCCAACAGCGGAATCAAGGCAGACATGGCCGGAACTTCGCTCAGGAATATGTTCCAAAGGATGGCAAAGCCCACAAAAGAATCGCAGATGGCGATGGACAGACTCGGTCTTTCGCTGACAGACAGCGAAGGAAATATGCTCTCCTTCAAACAGATAATGGACCAGCTGCGTGTTTCATTTTCAGAAATAAACATGAGCGCCGAAGATTACGACAAAGCGCTCGACGATTTAGATCAGCAGCTCGCAGATGGAACCTTAACGCAAAAGAAATATGATGCAGAGTTAGAGGAACTCAACAAACAGGCTTTCGGAGCAGAAGGAGCTGAAAAAGCAAGAGCAGCCGCCATGCTTGGCGGAACGAGAGCGATGTCCGGGCTCCTTGCGATTGCAAACGCTGCAGAGACCGATTACCAGCAGCTCAACGATGCAATCAACAATTCATCTGAGACATTCGCAAGATTGGCAGATGGATCCGTGGTTCCGCTTAACGAGGCACTCGCATCCGGAGCAGAGGTTCTGGAAACATACAACGGTCAGGCAGAAGCAATGGCGGCGACCATGCAGGACAATCTGACCGGAGACATTACGGTCTTAAAGTCACAGCTGCAGGAGCTCGCAATTTCACTGGGCGACCTTTTGATGCCAGCATTAAGAGAAGTCGTTGGAGGAATCCAGGGCGTTGTTGACTGGCTCAACAGCCTCGATGAAGGAACCAAGGAAACCATCCTGCAGGTTGCGCTTGTAGCGGCAGCAGTCGGTCCTGTAATTTTAGTAATAGGAAAAATAATCACAGGAATTGGTGGACTTATAACTGCAGTCGGGACCATAACATCAGCAATCGGAACGGTTACCGGAGTCCTTGCAGGAGTAACAGCACCAATGATTTTAATTCCGGTGGCAATAGCAGGAATCATTGCTGCAATTGTTCTATGCGTAAAACACTGGGATGAGATTAAGGAAGCAGCATCGACAGCGGCAACCGTTATCGCTCAGAAATGGGATGAGTTCAAAACGAAGATAAAAGAGATCTGGGACACCACGGTCACAAATATAAAGACAGCCGTCAACAACATGAAAACGAACGTCTCCAATGTATTCTTGGCTGTAAAGACCGATGTGGTCGCAAAAGTCACAGATTTAAAGACAAAAGCAATCTCCACATTTGAAAATTTAAAAAGCGGCATAAGGGAGAAGGCAAACAACATCAAGGAGTCGATCATGGGAGCATTTACCGGCGCCGTGGAATATATCACATCGCTGCCAAGAAAAGCACTGGACTGGGGACGCGATATTATTAACGGCCTTGTGGATGGAATAAGAAATGCGATCGGCAACGTTACGCAGGTAATGCGAGATGTAGCCGACACCATCGCAGATTTTATCCATTTCTCAGAGCCTGACAAGGGACCGCTCTCAAATTTCCACACTTTCATGCCCGACATGATGAAGCAGATGGTGCAGGGAATAAAAGCCGGAATCCCTAAGATCAACGATGCAATGAACGGCCTCGCAGGAAGTATGGCCGGAAGACTCCAGGCAGCAGGAGGAACGACGAACAACAACAACAGCACAAACACTGTGACGCTGAACGTTTACGGAGCACAGGGACAGGACGTTAATGCCCTGGCTAATCAGATTCAAACAATTATAAACGATCAGGTTTACCAGAAGGGGGCTGTCTTTGCATGAGAAATTATATCGTCTTTAATGGTAAATCATTTATTGATTTCGGTGTATTCATATCCGGAGCCGGGACCTTTGACGCTCCGGAGAGGGACACTGAAAAAGTCGAGATCCCCGGAAGAAACGGAGACCTCACAATCGATAATGGCAGATATAAAAACATTCCAATCAAATATCCGGCTTTTATAGTAAATAGCTTTAGCTCGAACGTTGAAGGGCTGCGCAATTATCTATTAACACAAAAAGGATATAAAAGATTAGAAGACACTTATCATCCGGAGGAATTCAGGATGGGAAAGATCGCCGGGGGCTTTACGACAAAGCCGGTCGCAGAATTATGGGCCGGAGAGTTTGACCTGGAGTTTGACTGCTATCCGCAAAGATTCTTAAAATCCGGAGAGATACCGGTGGAGTTTACTCAGGCAGGCACTCTGGAGAACAGACAGCTGACAGAAGCCAAGCCCTTAATCAGAGCTTACGGAACCGGATCATTTGAGATCGGAGGCGTGGCCGTTGAGATCACACAGGCCGATGGTTACACCGACATCGACTGCGACCTTGAGGAAGCATATAAGGACACGCTCTCAACAGACAAAAATGGAATGATAATTCTGACAGATGGCATCTTCCCGACACTAATGCCGGGAAGTAATACCGTTACGCTTTCAGGAATAACAAAACTTGAGATCAGACCAAGGTGGTGGGTTTTATGAAGCCGATTCTCTTCGAGAAAACAGCAACCGAATTTAACACGAACGGCCTCGGAAGACTGGAGGCCATAAGCTGCACCGTGAAGGAAGAGCGAAATGGGATCTTTGAACTTGAGATGGACATCGCAGAGACCGCTCTCCATGCTTCGCAGATCGAGATGCAATCGATCATTTTAGCTAAGGCCCCGGACAAGACAAATCTCCAGGCATTTAGGGTTTACAAGATAACCAAGCCCGTGAATGGAGTATTTAAGGTCCTCGCGCAGCATATATCTTACCAGCTTTCGTTTATTCCGGTCATGCCGTTTTCAATACTTGCCAGCGCATCGGCATGCAATGAGACTCTGCAGGGCTTAAAAACCAATGCGGTGGAAGCATGCCCTTTTAATTTCACGACAGACGTTACCACTGTATCAAGTTATAGACAGACAGCTCCTGCATCACTACGAAGCCGCCTCGGAGGAGTTGAAGGATCCGTTCTGGATCAATTCGGCGGAGAGTATTCATGGGACAATTACAACGTCAGCTTATTAAGGCATAGAGGCGTGCAGACACCAACGGTCTCGCTTCGATATGGGAAGAACATAATCGATTTAAACCAGGAAGAGAACATCGCCGACACCATAACCGGCATCGTCCCATTCTGGCAATCTTCAGAAGGCGACGAAATGGTCACGCTTCCTGAAAAAGTAATCAATAGCCAGTATGCGGACAGATACCCATATAAGCGCACGGTTCCTTATGATTTTTCACAAACCTACGAAGAGAAGCCCACAGAAGCTCAGCTCAGGGCAAAAGCCCAGGCATATATGAACGCAAGCGGAGTCGGGGTTCCAAAAGTCTCGATCAAGCTCTCATTTATTAGCCTGGCAGATACCGAGGAATTCAAGGAAGTCGCAGCGCTTCAGAACGTAAACCTTTGCGACAATATTAATGTATATTTTGAAAAGCTCGGCATCAATACAACAGCAGAGATCGTCGGCATTTCTTACGACGTTTTAAGAGAAAAATATAATTCAATAGAGATCGGAACCCTGCGATCAAACCTCGCCGGAGCCATCAACGCAAACAGCCAGGGAATCACGAATCTGGCCAACAATACACAGAGAATGTTCCGGGAATATTCTGGAACGGTCACAGAGCTGGTGGACGAAGCAACAGCATGGCTTACAAGCGGCGATGGTTTCGTGGTGGCTACAAAAGACCAGGACGGAAACTGGAAAGAGATCCTTTTCATGGACACCAACGACATCGAGACCGCGACGAATGTGCTCAGAATTAACCAGAACGGAATCGGATTCTCTAGCACCGGAGTCGATGGACCATACACACAAGCCTGGACACTTGACGGACGAATGGTCATCGGCGGCACCAATGCTCCCAGTCTAACGGTTTACGACAATTCAACACCGCCAAATATTTTATTTCAGATTAATGCCCAAGGTATGCAGTGGAATGCAGATAACAGTTCAATGGATCCACAAGGAAATTTATCTGCTAAAAATGCCAATTTACAAGGCAGTCTTGAATCTGAAAGCAATGTTTATTACAGTTCTTCGCCCCCGGTTGGATATTTCTATAATAAAACAACTATTGCCGAAGGTGGAATTAAACTTAATTCTTATATGGTTAGAAATGGCGAAAAATCAGACGTTATTTCATCAAAAGAAGGCCAAATTATATTTAATGGGTATGGAGATTTATATATTAAGCAAGGCGAACCAGCAAACAATCACGGTAATTTAATTTTAGGATCTGGCGATGCAGATTCTTTTGTATTTATAAAAGGTGGAACTAATGTAAATCGCGGCATTGCAATGGCTGCGAATTACTATACGTTTGAATACGGTGGCCGTCCATATCGTTTACGCAGAGCATCTGACGGACATGCTTATTTTGATTAAGACAAGGAAATAACATGACAACACAATCTTTTTATCTGCAGATGGTCCCAAAGGGAATCCATCCAGTTATCCGAGCATCACAAAACGACACCGGGCAGACTTGGCTTATAAACCTACTTTTTGAAAAGGATCCTTTTATAGTACCTGCAGGAGCTGCAGTTTATATCCAAGGGACAAAGCCAGACGGCTCAACTTTTAAAGAATTATGCAGCGCTTCAGGCAGCCAAGTGACAGCAATCGAAACGCAGCAAATGACAAATGTATGCGGAGATGTAAAAGCCGAAATAAGCGTGCATCTTGGCGATGATGTATTAAATTCTATAAACTTCATCATTCGAGTCGAGAAAAGGGCTTAGTTATTCGAGAGGAAACAAAATGACAACACAATCATTTGATCTTGAATTAATACCGGGAGGAGTTGCACCGGTAATATATGCGTCGCAATATGACGAAGGGCAGACCTGGCTGATCAGCCTCAAGGCAAACAATCAGTCCTTTATTATACCATCCGGAGCATCAGTCACAATCAGGGGAACGAAGCCGGACAGCACTGGCTTTGAATATCCCTGCACATATTCAGAAAATATTGTGACAGCAGAAGAGAAGCAGCAGATGACAATCAAAGCCGGGAAGGTTTCCTGCGAAATAGTAATCAGTAAAAGCGGTGCGATCATAGCATCGCTTAATTTTTATTTGATTGTAGAGGCAGCAGCTCTCCGGGACGACACGGTCATCTCAGAGACGGACCTGCCACTCATAGAGCAGGCAGCCGAAGCCGTGGAAAGAATTCCCGGAATGGTCCAGCAAGCTCTCGACAGTATAGACACGGCAAAAGAGAGCGCAATCAGTGATGTAGAAGCGGCGGCCACAGATGCTGAAGCATGGGCAAAAGGAACAAGGAACGGCGTGCCGGTCGGACCAACAGATCCGACATACGAGAACAATGCAGAGTATTACTGCAACAATTCAGCTGGCGGAATCACTAATGCACAGTGGACGCAGATCACTGCACTTTATAACTAAAGAGAGGAAGGAGAAAAAATGGTTACTGTAACAAAAAACACGCAGGAAAATATTCTGAGCTTCAAAGGGCTGTCAACAGACGAAAAGCCGATCAGATCCTTTCATGGGTTAGAGATTCCCAATGGCTCCAGCTTTCTGGAAATTGACACCCAGAACATGGTCTTTTATGACGAAGAAAACGCAAGATGGCCAGAGCCTTAAAAGGAGGAAAAACACATGCTTGCTGATGAAGTATATGGAGCACTAAGAAATTACATAAATCAGACGCTGGTGGGGATGGGAGCCTTAAAAGGAGCATCCGCTCAGCTTTCAAACAGTTATGATTCCGAATCCGGAATTAATACAATGGAATGGCGATGGGAAGACAACGAAGGAAACGAACACACCACAACGGTCCTCGTTCATGACGGTGCAAAAGGAGAGACAGGTGCATCAGGACCTGCAGGAGCACCGGGAATCCCTGGAGCTGACGGCTTCAGTCCAACAATAACGGTTAAGACCAGCACCGGCGACACTTACATTCTGACGATAACCACCAAGGATGGCCAGTTTGACACGCCGAATCTTAAAGGAGGCGGAGGCAGCGGCGGAGCATCTTCGATGGCGGACCTTTCGGATGTCGATCTAACAAATCTATCTGCAGGAGAGCTCCTGGTCTATACCATAACATCGGATGGACAGGGTGGCCAGTCCGGGAAATGGACCGCAACAAGTGAGATCATAACCAACGCTCAATGGGCAGCGATAGAATCATTATATGCTTAAGGAGGAAAGCGATGAAGACAATTAACGATTATGCGGAGCTGGTAAAAGAAAAGCACGCTTTGAACAAGACAATTGCTCCCGTAGAGACCAATGAGACAGACGCTTCCAGGGCATACGCTGTCGGAGAGCAGCTGATCTTTAACGGCACATTGTACGATGTAATAGTTCCAATTTCACAACACGACGTCATTACCACAACCGGATCCGGAGCGAACATCGCACCTGCAGGTTCGATTTGTGCGAAAATTCAGACTTTAACGAACAACTTGGCTGATGGGCTTATTTATGGATTTCAGATTAACGGTAGTGAATCTGATCCTGCGGCGGCCGTAACATATCTTGAAGATGCCGTTGGCATGACACCTGCGCATATGGACTTTAGCACAGGCAAGTTTGATTATGGCTCATGGGAAGATGCTTTCTTTATGCCACGCCCTTGTATGCTTAAGAGCGATGGCACTGTAGATTACTACCTTAACCCAGATAACTACGCCTTAAAAGAGGATGGCACTGCATCTGATATTGCCAACACAGCTTATACAGGCAACGCCATGATGGAGTGGGGCAGAAACGGGCATAAGATTTGGCTTAAGATCCTGCCTACTGGTGATGGTTCAAGCGCAAAGGTTTACATATCAAATCACAGGGCTGATAGCAAGTTCTTTGATTATCCGTTCCATAACTGTAAGGGTGAGAGTGCTGAGCACTTCTATACACCTATTTACAATGGTTCGATTATCAGTAGCACAATGCGCTCACTATCTGGCCAGACGGTATCCAAGACACTTGCAGGCACAGCTGAAATAACAGCCGCAAAAGCCAATAATCCAAGCACAGATGAGCTTTGGAATATTGAGTGCTTTGCTGATAGGCTCTTAATCAATATGCTCTTAATCCTTATGGGTAAGAGCCTTAATACGCAGGCTGTATTTGGCCAAGGCCTTAATGGCGGCGGTAGTGAGGCTATAAATGATGGCTTTACTACAGGTGTACATAACACCAAGGGCCTTTTCTATGGCACAAATGATGGCACAGCAAGCACATATACCAATGCCGTAAAAATCTTTGGTATGGAAAACTATTACGGATTCCAGTGGCGGCGTACCAACGGCTTCATCCTTAATAATGGCGCTACTAAGTATAAGCTTACTTATGGCACTGAGGATGGCAGTAGCGCAACAGGATACAACACCGATGGCACAAATTACAAGGATGCAGGTGTAACACCAAGCGGCACATCTGGTAACTATATCAGCAAGGCTAAGTTTACTGAGGATGGTATGTTTAGTGATACCATGAGCGGAAGTGCATCAACATACTACTGTGATGCTACTTGGCATAATAACGCCGCAGTAACTTTTGCGCTATTCGGCGGCCATTCGGGCGTTGGCGCTCGGATTGGCGCGTTCTCTCTGCGTCTGGACGATGCCGTTTCGGTTGCGCACTGGGCCTATAGCGCGGCGCTTTCTTGCAAGCCACTTGCTTGAGAGGGTGAATTATGAGCGAAGCGAATAAGAGGGAGAACCTTCTCCCTCTTTTAGACAAACAACAGGAAATAATTGAAAGCCTTACACAGCTTTGTAAGGTGCTTTTAAATCTGCTATCACAGCACGTAAGTGTGGCAGATTATGAGCATAGCTAAGCTATCTTGGGTGGATAAAGCACACAGCTACTTACAAGATGCATCTTAAATGGGTACTGCCTTACGTGAGCTTTCAAAAGCTTAAGCGCAAGATCAGAGGTTATGACAAGAATTTAAACAGGAGGAAGAGTGATGGAATTTTACAAAACAGAATCATTAACGAGGCCGCTTGAAGTCGATACAGAAAGTTCTGCGCATTACAACTACGTAAGGCGCGATATCACAGAGGAAGAGCGTACTGAGGATGGCCAGAGCGTAACCGTGTACGTTTACGAGGAATGCAAAATACCAAAAGAATCTTGGGAACTGTACCTTGCAACTGTTCAGAACACGGCCGATATTGAGTATATCGCCGCCATGACCGATGTTGATTTGGAGGGTTAAGGCATGAGTAAAAACTTTAAAAAGGTTCAGACTTACTATAACAACTACCTTAACGGCTATAAGCCTGCATGGGATAAGCAGAGGGTTTATAACGTGGTAGGCAAATGGATTACAGCGGAAGAGTACGAGCTTATCACAGGCGAGCCATACGAGAAGTAATTTAATTAAAGGAACTAATACATGATTGCGAATATAAAGGATTGGTTACAAGTTATATTACAAATCTCGAATTTAGTCATTATTTGTTACGGTGGATACAAGTTCCTGAATAAGCCTCATGATTCTTTAGTGGATGAAGTTAAGAAGCTCAAGGAAGAGATAGTTAAGTTGAATCTTACTATCAAGGATATGCAAAAATCTCTTGATTCCAGTCATGAAAAACATCGGGTCCAAGACAGAACAAATAAAGTATTCAAAAGAGTGTTTATTCTTCTTGCGAACTTTGAAGTAGCTTATTGTCAGGAAACAGGATATCTTCATACAGAAGATTTAAAAGAAGCAAAGAAAGAATTGGAAGAATACCTGGCAGGAGAATGATATATGTTATCACAGGATGCAAAAGATTATGCTGACAGCTACACAGAAAAGTATTTCAACTCAGTTCGTTAAAGGTACATTTAATGAAGGAACCTGAAAAAGGAACTAAAAATTTTTAGTTCCTTTTTTAGTTCCTTTTCACAAGAGGAAAAAAGATGATTTCAACAATAAAAGATGGGCTGCAGATCCTTCTGCAGCTCTTAAATTTAATAATAATCATCTATGGAGGATATAAATTTTTTAATAAGCCAAACGACACCTTGGCAGAAAAACACGAAGCCTTAGAGAAAAGGGTCACAGCACTGGAGCTGAAAAGTAAAGAGCAGGAAGAATCGCTCCGGAATGGAAATGATCGCTTCAGAAAACAAAAGAGAACAAATGCAGCTTTTAAAGCAATAAACATGGCTTTTATAAATTTTGAAATCGCATTCTGTCAGGCTACGAATTATGCAAACACAGATGAACTGAAAAAAGCAAAAAGCAAGCTCGAGACATTGCTGACAGAGGAGGATGAGGATGATTGATGCCAGATTAAAAGAAG